CCCATACACCACAAGAACCAGTTCGTGTTCCGAACTCATAACATTGCAGTTTTACACGGCATGATTTACATATTTTTTTTGCTGTTGCAAGATTTTCTTGCGCCAGTTTTCCATCTCCATGTTCAGGGAACCACCAGCGCATCGGCTGCCCGATGCAGGCTCCCTGTTGCATGAAGTTGGGTTTGTATATATTAAATATTGGTGCTGTTTTAAACATCCGCACCGCCACTAAGACGATTGTTGATGATCTTTACTGCTTGATCTGCAACATCATTCTTGATTGCATTTACATGATTTTCAACAGCATTCTCAATATGATCTGTTACATCTGAAGTCATAACACAATTCCTTACTGCTGTTTGAACCATGTTTATGAAACGTGCATTGCGAGTCAGTTGTGTAATTAGTGAATCGAATTGCCAGGCATCCGAGTCCATGATTCGTTCTGCGATCTGCTCATAACTAATGTCTTGTGTCGCACGCTCTGCTATGTCATGGTAGTCAATTTCTTCTAGTACCCAATCACGGATCTTGCGTGAATACTCTCGATTTTCTTTGATTTCATTGACGATTTCTTCTTGTTTTGGAAGTCTTCCATCAAGTTGACGAGTGATTTCCTCAACGATTGTTGTCTCCATCGACTGGCTAAATAGCGATGGCATTGATGCACTATCAACGGATACTTCAAACTCCATTGTAGATGGGATTAATTTAATTGTTGTCATGATGTTCTCCTAGTAAAAACTTGGGTGTGTAGTAGTAATTGTTTCTAACTCATGTGCATGGTTGTATGCATCTACATAATAATTTTCATATAGTGCATCCCAACACATGCAGTCCTTGCTTGTTCCACAATGCAAACAGTTGAAACATTGTGGACAATGGGTGAATATTTCATCTGAAGCAACATGCTCTGAATGTGCACATGAATAACATTCGAGAAGCGATTCATCTTTGCTTAACGCTGTCATGAACACACCAAACTGATTGAACATGTCATCAATTTCTATTTGTGCCTCATCATTATCATCATCAATCAGAATCTGATTTTTTGGTTGAGTTGAATATGATTCGTACCCATAGTCCCAGTTATCCCATCCAGTAGACGAATACATACCCGTATAAGGTTTATATGTGTAACGGCTGTATTCGTATGAATAGTTTGACCACCAAATGTCTTTATCCCAATGACCATCTTTCTCATTGAGAATATAAAACGGATACTTGGCATCCTCATTCAAAGTTAGAAAAACCAACTTCGAACCTTTTGCCCATGCCTCCAACTTCTTGAAGTATTCATCATCATCCAATGAAGTGACTCCACCAATTGCAGGCATAATGTCCTGGGCAAAAACTTTTGTGTCCGAACGATCATCACCCTTGTCAATCTTGACAGGAAGAATACCGTTATGACCCATAACACTCATTGGATCATTACCCAAACTAAACGGATGACAGTTATCTACAGTCTCCGATCCGTGAGTAGCCCAACGAAAGTGAAATATTGCAGGACCCTGTAACGTCTTGCGCATATCAATAAACTTTTCTGCAACTTGCTTGAAGTTCATTCCATGTTCTTTGTATATTTTGTCTTTGCCTAGAATTGCGAAACCAAAACCATCAGGATTATTTTGCGCTGCAACAGCGAAACGCTCCATATCTGGTGTCACATACTCTGGAATAAATGTAAGTAAACACATATTAAACTGACTCCCTTTCCTTTACTCGTTCCTTGATCCTTGCATCAAGAATTGCATACTTATCTTTTTGTTCACTAACCCAATTGCGGAACTCCGTGAACGCAATAGCATTCTTTGACATAACATCAGGAGTTTTAATCATTTCCGTATAATTGAAAGCAGCATCACAAAACTGCAACGCTGCCTTGGTTGTGTTAGAACGCAACGACGGACGGAAGAACCTAAGTTCTACAGTCTGATAGTTACGCAAATTAACAGCACAGTAACGATCATCATTACTGTCCTCACGCTTAGCCATTTTCATAAATGAAGAACCACGCATTTTCATTGGCTCACCCCATGAATCTGTTCCATTAAGGAAAGTGTCAATATCAAACTTGGCATAAGAAGATTTGCGACCAGCGAATTGAATCAACTCAATAGGATTTTTGTAAATGAATACAAGGAACTTGAAAAGATGCTTCTCATCCTTGAAAGCACTACGTGACATATGAATGTGCAGGCCACAACTCCTACGATTCCATGACTCGTAATCCATTCGACTCAAATCCTCAATACCACTCCAATTGAAATGATCCATGAAGTATTCAAGAGTTCCAGGATGAGAAACGATTTCGAAACCCCAAGAAATAGAACCATCTTCCTTAAGGTAAACAACCTCACCATTCTGATTGATTGTTTTAAGTACATGTTCTGCACCATCTTTTATACCACTGTTTCCTACATACTCCACTTCTTGCTCGATGCCCATAGCGAGAGCAGTACGGGTTGGATCTGTTGGATGCTTTGGTGCATACATAGACCGATGACCATCGCTGTACAAGAAATTTGGTTCAGGATGATATCCATAATTATGAATCAATGCACTTTCCATGTTGTCAAAACAATCACTACAATAAGGAGCGCTGCTATCAGCGATCCGGTACACATGTTCTGGTTCGATACCTTCATTACACTCTGTGCATTCGTAGTATTCATCTTCGTCGTAATCTCTTGGCATAACTCACCTAACCTTTCATGATTTGTTTGATAGTTTTTTTAACTCTTCGATGTGCTTTATATTTGGGCCAGACAACGTCTAACCACCCGATAACAAGAACACCCGAAACGCATACTGCCAGAATTGACACTATGAATAACAAGACTTCCATTTAAAACACTCCTTCATCTGGATAATAATCTTCTTCATCTAAGTTGTAATAAAAATCCATTGGCTCAGGACGACTACGCCACGGCGAACGCAAGAACACGAAATTGAATCGCACACCTGGTTGCTCTCTCATCCACCTAACTGCCTCTGCTGTGGACGCAAATGGACCATAGAACATCTCTGGACCGTTTTGCCATGCAGTGGCTAAACGTAGAACCACTTCTGAATTTGGATAATTTTCAAAATTAATCATAAAAATGCGCCACCCGACAGCCTCTCAGCCCTAACAGTTTTTGTGTAGTTACTTTTTGTTGTGATTAGAATCTCCAACCACAGAGTCAGTACTTAAAAATCGTTTGTTTGCGATTTTTAAAGTAAGTAAAGAGCGCTTTGCGCTCCTAGAGTTGGGTTTGTGTGGGGAGAACGGCCCTTTTGCCGTTCTCCCCGCACTAATTAGCCTTTGTATTTAGTGAGAGGGCCAGTCTCTGCAGCGGTTCCTTCAGGTTTCTGAAGTACTACCTCACGGGAAATACCCAGTCGCTGTTTTGGTGTTTCAAGTTCCATACTCTCGCCATCGAGAAGATACTCGGTTACTAGATCACCAATCTTATAAAACGATTTGACCCACATTGTGTAACCAGGAGTCACATCATTTTGTTTGATGAAAGAATAATCAACCCATACTTCATTACGAACACCGTTATCAACAACGAGGCTCACATTGGCGTTAGTAGCGCCTGCTTTCTTCGGAGGATTGATTCCTGCGACCACAAGAGGGATCCAGTTGGTCACATTGACTTCATCTCCATCACTATCAATAATAATTTTGCTTTCTTTTACTTTCTTCATGTCACTGCCTTTCAGTTTGTTGTTTATAGAAAATAATTTTTATTTAGTTGAGGCTTCATCTTGCCCCGCAGGAGGCGGGGGCAAGTGAAGACTAGATATCTCAGTCTTTGTTACGAACCAGTGAGAATGACCAACGAGCGTCATCATCTCCCCATTCAGGGTCATAGTCCCTCTTCAAGTCTGAAGACAAAAAAATGTCCTCATCTTTAGATTGAACATAGAACTGGTCAAACTCATAACGGTCACTATCAGCATGTTCATGACGATCACCGTCAGCATAAAGAACACAGGCGATTTCAATTTCTTCTAAAGACATCAACCCTCTGTCTCTACCTTGCTCACCGAACGCTTTATGAAAATAACGCTCTGTGAACGGGAACCGTTCATCTGGTTCAGGTTTACCTGAATCTGAATAAACACGCTTCGCTTTAACTGTTTTGATTGCCATATAACCTTTCAGTAAGTGACGATCTTGGGGGGACAAACCTGCTCCCCCCAAGTCGGCACAATGATTAATTGTTTGTTGGGTGATTACGCATAGTCCATTCTCTAGACATATGCAGGTCTTTTTCGCATTGTTCATAGCCAAACTCGTATGCAAAAATCCATACAGCAAGAACAACAAGCATTCCCATCGTGAACAGTCCAAACCAGTTCATTAGAAACTCACAGTCTGGTCAAACCACGACTTGTCGTAGTGTTTGATTAGGGTTGTTGTCAACGCCTGAATCTTGAGATTGAGGTTGGTATTGTTGTCCATGAGTTGTGAGATTTCCAACTCAAGTTGGTCTATCTTTTTCTTCAACTTGTATTCTTCGTATGTGTCCATCAGGATCACCTTTCTTAGTTGTGGCTAATAAAGACTCAATGTTTTGCTTGCCAGAGTCATCGCAAGGATCATGTTGTTTACAGTCCACCAATGGACAAACAAATCAGTCTTGATCGTTTGAGAAACCGAAAACCCAACTATCAAAGTTGGAAGGATCAGATATGAAATCAACCATCGTGCCCACATTGACACCATGCTCTTCAACAAAGCCCAAACCAAACTCGTTAACAATCTCATCAATATCATCACGACCAGTCAATTCAAGTAAAGAATTAATCAGTTGATCCCTAACCTCTTGATCAAAATCAAAAGCCTCCACAAACTCAAACACATCAGGTTCATGATCAGTCCAAGTAGAAAAAGTGTTAAACATTTCTTATCCCTTCAGTTAATTTAATGGGGGTGGAAATCCCTCCCCTCGTAATTTTGGGGGGAGGGTTTCTAGGGTGAACCCGTCAAAAAAGGAATCGGCGGCATAGGGGTAAAAAGAAAAAGGGGGTTATCTCTGACATGGGGGTGCGCACGGTTGTTTGTGTGTGGTATCAATGTGTTGGGTCACGGTTATGGGGGCAAAGCCTTGTGTGCTGGGTGTTATATGTGTGCGACTAGGCGGCAACTCCCCCCTCACGGGGGGCAGGGGGGGGTGGGGGGTACTAAATAATAAGTACTGGTATAGCACGTAGCCGTGGAGATCTCTCCAGGATAGGTGGGGGGGTCTTTTTTTAAGTACCGGTGACTATTTTTGACGTGCTGTTTTTCCAGCCTTTTTGGCTGCTTGTGTGTTGGCTACAAACTGTTTGCCTTGTTTTGAGGCTGTAACTTTCTTTTTGTTTGTGGCCGCCTTTTGACTTGGCGATAGGTTTTCCCAAGCCTTTTCTGGTAGATATCTTGTCGTACCAGACTTTCTAATAGCAGGTTTTCCATCTGAGGTTTTCCATTTTTCGTTGGTCCATTTGGACAGGTTTGATTGGGCTTTGGTTTTGCTACCTGAGTAGCCTCCGCCTGCGGCTTTGTATTTTTGGGCTACTAGTTGGGCTTTGCGGGCTGACCATTGTCCGGGTTTTCCGCCTTGGGATCCTGCCATTACTTGGTTTTTGATTTTGTTTCTGAGGGTTGGCTTAGTGTAATTGTTCCCAGCCATTATGAACCTTTAACCCATTTCTTGTTTTTAGGTTGGGCTGTTTTAGATGGGGACCATTTGACTTTGTCTGCCCAGTATGCGGCTGACATTGGTCCACGAGCAATGTTGCTGCTGTGACGTGATTTGAACGCTTCACGTTGTCCAGCGGTCTGATTGGTTTTGACACCTTGTTGACCGAATCGAATTGTTTTAACTTGACCACCACTTTTAGCCACAACGATGTGTGATTTGGTTGGGTGTCCTGGTGTGGCTTTAGGCTTGTTAAAGCCGGATACCCCTGCTCGCTGCAATCGTGGATCTCTTTTGCTCGTTGCCATATTCTCTCTCGAACTGTGGTCGTAGGAACCGTTCACACCACTTAGGTGGTGCTTCGGTTTACTGGTTTTCCTTCCCCCCCTATAGTCCCCCCCTTCCGTTACATCCTGCGTCCACAGGTAACAGATGGGGTAGATGGTAATGAAACAGAATGAAGAACTTACTTTAAGTAGCCAGCAACAAACTTATGTTGATTGGCTGTGCACCGCTCCTTCCGAGCGTGTGCCAGGCACCAAGAAGCAGATGGCGTTAGATCTTGGTGTCGATATCACAACGTTGCGTCGTTGGGAAAAGAAAGAAGTGTTTCGCAATGTTTGGAAGGACGCTGTGGACGAAGTGCAGGGTTC